TTTGAGTTGACGGTTTTGCGCGTCTACGCTTGAGCCGCCGTGATTTGGCTTGACGTGATACTGAACGTCCTTGAGTTTGTCTTCAATATCTTCAAGCCGGTCCAGTACGCTGGGCATTCCATCTTTTCCGTCCCACGCATTTAACATAGTGGATAGGTGATCCATAAAGATGGTGGCACGATAGATGAAACGTCCGGCGATTGTGATTAGTGAAATGACGCCGAGAATTAGGGCGACGTCAATTGTGGTGGGGTTAATGTGTATCATCGGACAAAGATTTCAGCGAACATATTTCTGGTCTCGGGAGAGTCGGAGAAAAGGCGCCCCTTTCGGTATGTGCTACGCATAATGCTGAGGACCTTGTCTCCGTACATGAGTAGCCGCTCCCCCTCCCGCAGGTCCGAGACCTTATAGGCCCATCTTACCCTATCTCCGCGGGGCTGGCGGCGCTGGGCGAACCATGTGCCGCCGTCGATCCAGACAGAGACCTCTCCGTCGGGGCAGCGGAGGGAGAATGCGTATTTGGCTTTTCCTGTCTTTTTCATGACGAAGTCGTCATAGTTGTCTGCGAATTTGTTGGAGATGGAGTAGTCGGCATAGTCCTCGGCGTAATTTGTGATGAACGAGCCGAAGCGGGTGTGTGCCACTTCTGACTGGAATTGTTCGCTGTTTACGAAATCGGTGACGATGAATCCGTCGGCGTGACGGCTAATTCCTTCCTTGGGTTCAATGTGAAACCTAATGAAATAGGGGTTCATAATGCTTACCGCATTGGAAAGCATGAGACAGCGCACTCTGTCTTGATATCGGTCTACTGTGGAATAGAAATCCATGAAGACTTTGGCTTCATCAGGGAGATACCTCAGCGATCCTTTATCAATGATGAATTCATCAAAGATAATGGTGTAGACATTTGGGTATGCAATTGACTTGTTTGCTTGTGCAGTGGAAAGGGGAATGAAATACCCAATGGTTTCCCATTTCTTTCCCACCTTGCGCTGAGCATACTGTCCTTCTACGCGGAATTCCTCATCAGGAAATTCGTGCTGAATGTCTGCAAAGAAACTGTTGCGCCCCTTGAGTTCGGTCTTGTAGCGACGAAGATAGATGAATTGTTGTCCTTTGTTGATTGCATTCTTGATAACGATTTTCTTGGCGCCGTAGGTCTTTCCGAGACCACGGGCGCCCATAATCATATTAAACACGCCCGCATATGAGAGCACATTAGAGAAACTATAATAGGAGAATTTCTTTTTCATTCGTGACGCCTTACCGTCCACCAGCGAGTGCCGGCGAGAACATCAATAGACTTAGTTACTGGACCATAATGGGGATTGCCGCCGTGGCCCACAAGGGTGTTTGAGTCTACCACCATTTCAACGTGATCCGTCTCAGGGTAATAACTACCCGTCGACTTCCATGCCATGACAATCATATCCCCTGGCCGCAACTGGGCTCGCTCGGCGGCCGTCATAGCCCCGCCACGGCGCGGGAACGGTTCAGCCCCGCGGAAGTATTGATCGCCCGTCCAAGTGCCAACAAATGTATTAGAAGTTGCTTTATAGGCTGCATACATTAAACCACTGCAATCCGTGATACCAGAATTGTCGGGGTCTTGCCTACCGGGACATTGACAATAAGCAAATTTGCCCAATCGGGCCATTATCCATGCGAGCGCAGCCGCGCCCTTGCCCGAACCGCCGGGCGCGGGGTTTCCGCCACCCCCACCTCCCCCGCCCGCATTGGCGGCCGGGTTTTGGCCGATGATTGTTTGCTGAATGTCTTTGAGATTTACTTCCCATAAGTTATGTCCCCGGGAGTACATTTGATAGTTGCCGAACTTTGAACGAAGTGTAAGAATGCCACTGTCGTCGGCACTAATAATTAGTTTTCCGCCAGACACGGTCACTGACTGAGAATTCTCTCCGACACTACCACCATTACCAGGAGTATTTGCACTAATGCCACCCTCGCCTACACCGCTAGTGTCTTTGCCAGCAATGATGTTTTTGGCTTGAGTATATCTATTGCTATAGCGCCCCAGAACACCGTTAGCCATGATGTCAGAGTACATCTCACTAAGGCCCCCGCCGCTGTAGTGGTTTGCGACCTGAAAAGCGTAACGTGGTCCTTGGTGATATGCAACGCACCAGAGAATGAATGCATCAGTGTCAGTATCGGGGTTAATTCCATACTGTTTAGCAACACTGAAATAGTTTTCAAGGTCCTTGACAATCTGGTCGCCCTGAATATCCTTGCTCGCAACAAGTAACGGCTTGAGACTATCTCCTACAGGGCGAGACAGGTAATAGGTGTTCCAGGACGAATCGGATTCAGGAACGGACTCGAGCCGGGACCTGAAACTACTATCGACGTTCGCGTACTCCGTAGCATGGGCGCCGCGCATTCTGTTGAGAATGGCCGCAGCACGAGTGCCGTACCATTGCGCAATTCCGACGGTAATTGGGTCATTGTAGTTGATCGCTGAGTAATCCATAGATGACTCAACCTGCCCAATCGCCTTAATAGCGACTTTCTTAGCCGTGGCATCCCACGCCATGATTCCTCCAAACGAATAGCCTGCCCCAATTGTATCGGGGCAGGCTATTCGAGTGCAACTACCAGATTTTGTAGGTCATGTTCACCTGGTAGGTCTGGTTTGCGGAAAGAATATCTCCCGCGTAAATTCCTCCGGTCTTAGCGACATATAGATATTTGTATGATCTGTCATTTCCAATAATGGGAGACATAACACCATCGTAGGGGCGCGCCCATCCGGGAATGCTCATTAGTCGACCATCATATCCCACGTTATTTGTTCCAATTTTGAATGTTCCTTGAATATAAACCCAATCCCTATCGCGCTCGCACGTGAGATAGTTATAGTCCTTCGCCACAGTCCCATCAGACAGTGTATGCAGGGCCATCGCCGGAGGGTTAAACCAACTTGAACCACCCTTGAGCCACACCTCAAACAGTTCCTTGATATGTGTATATCCCGATGCGGTCATGTGCACATTATCGGGCCCCTGGTCCCAAGACTTGGCTTGCTCGCCTCCCCAGTGCACCCAACCACGAGAACCCTCGCAGACGACGGCGCCGTAGGGCTTGCCCGCATTGACGACCTCGAATGTCCGGGAAACACATGAGCGCGCCATCTGCACATACTCATTCAGCGAGGACTCGTTAAAGATAACCGGAAGCACTCGAATGTCAGCGTTAGGGAAGTACTGCCTAGCCAACCGGAAGAAAGTTGACGCCTTATCGCTCACAGAATTCTGTGCCCGAATATCATTCAGCAAGTCGATCACAAACAAGTACTTAGTTCTGCGACGCTTGTCCTCAGACATTCCCTGCTTAGCATTATCCAACTGTGTCAGGAAATTATTGTCAGACGTCGAAGTAAACCCGCCACCACCAATTGCGTACACATTAGGGTTAAGTCCCAACTCACGACACAGAGTCTCAGTCCAGCGGCTTGCTTCAATAGTTGCATTGGATGAACCAATGACTACTCCCTCAGTGAGTTTAGGGTCCTCGAGGAAGATATCGTTAGCCTCAGTCTTCGTGTAATAGTCCGGGAAACGATTATCGAAGTCCCTGCGCTGTTGATCCAACTTTCCCTGAATCTCTGTCTGAAACTGAGTGTTCTGGGCCTTTAGCGCGTCTCCCCACGCCTTAGTTGTAAGCGTAACCCGCTTACCCACAGGCGACTTAAGTGGTGCTTCAATGTAGTTGCCGTCAACCTCACGGAATTCAGCGTCAATAAGGCGCCGCTTGAAGTCCTCAATCAGAGACTCGAGCGCAGTTTTCTTTGCATCTAGTTCCTTGTTCCAACCTGAATGAGTCTTCTCAACCTCAGTAATGAAATTGGTGACCGTCTCATTCAGTTTGGCGATAATCTTGTCCTGCTCCTCCCCGAACGAATTCGTGAACGCGATAACATCGATGACGCTACTGCGAATTCGTTCAAGCACATCGATATAGGTGAGCCCATCGCGATAGGTAAACGGAGTAATGTTGTTCACCGACCGAGACTGAACACGCCACAAAGCCTGGTCAATTGACCCAATAATGTCGTCACCAGTAGCCATAATATCCTCCAAATCCTAGACCATAGGTAAATCCATTAACTAACCCGCCGGGAGTGTGCGGCATATCCGTGTCCCACAGCCCCATGAAAAGTTCACTGAGTTCAGCAATCACTAGGTCATCCACGTTAAGCAATGTCCCACGATAATCAGCAATTGCTCGCGCCTTAGAGCCGGAATAGCCCCATGAACTGGAGTGCTGATTATTGACATAGTTGCTGTTTGATGATGACGTACTATCCGACTCGTTACGCGATGTAGTGTCGCCCGAAGTAGATGCATCGCTGATAGACGTAGCGTAGTCCCCATCGCCCGCAAGCCGTGTCTGGGGCGTGTCTGAGCCCACGGTGCGTCCCTTGGACTTGTTGGTGCCACTGCCGCTGCCGGTCTGGTGGTTGATCCCGGAGTTCTGGGACTTGCCGTCCTGACTGGTCTCGCTGTAGTGGCGATTGCCTTCAAGCGGGTCCGTGTTTTGCAGTTCAGCGAGATACATTCGATTATACCGGGGCATAATCAGTTCCATCTTAAGGCTTAGCCGCCAGATAAAGATGTCGATAGTCTCGTGAGCGATTTCTTGAAGCCAGTATGTCTTCTTGATTCGATCGTTCAGAGTCTTTCGATATGCTTCATCAAAGATTGGGTAGTCGTCAAGTCCAATGTGGTCATTGGTTAACTTAACAACGTCACGAAGCATTATCGTTGTTACTGACATCGTCACCCCCATAGGTAGTTAAATTAGAACTTGCAAGATAGTCATTAAGGTTTGGTGCTGCATTGTCGTCTACAGCCCAGTAGCACGAAACATTCAGTCCAAATTTCTCGTTAATTTGTTCACACGCAAGTTCCCGTGGCTTCATAAAAGACTCACGAGATGCGAGAACCTGCCCTGAATTAGCGGCCGCCTCCTCAACCACCATGCGCTCACGCTTTTCAGAATTCACATTCATAATACCGAGCATTGTGAGCGCTTCTCCCCAAATCTTGGACTTAGACTCCATGTGCTTGATCGAGGAAACAGCACCCGCACCAGCATTCTGGTTAAGGGGAAACACGCCAATAGTGTTGGCGAGATTGTCCATACTCATATTCTCAGTGCCCCACACAACGGGTTCGCCATCATAAATCTTAGAAATAAGATTCTGAATGGTGAGACGCTGGTCCTGCGAGCAAGCAACGATCATCGGGTTACGCTCATTCAGCAGATCAATTTCAATTGTCCTGTCAATCTGAGCAAGCCGTGCAGCATACGAAAGTACTACATCAATTTCCGGTTCCCGAACTTGATTGCCCCAAATACACACCGAATCCGAAGCACTCACCTCACGAGAATAGACACCATTGCGGGTGACGCGATACCCCGTGGGGTTATCCTGAATGTCCAGCGGCCCCGAGATCGTAGCGGGCATTGCCATAAACAACTCAAAGAAACTGTCGAAATAAAATACAGAGTACCCGTTATTGAAGATAGTTGCTTCAATAAAACGAGGGTCAATCCCATTAGGCAGTCCCTCCCAAGTAAATCGGGAAAGGCACTTGCCCATTAACTGACGCCGATACATGTGTTCAAGTTGCGCCTGTCGCGCCTCAGATGAGGACGGGGGAGACGCCATGATTTTCTTGTAAATGCCGTTAAGCACATAATCCTTTTTACTCACTAAGGGTCACCCTAACCGACTTGTCAATCCTATTATTGCGAACGTTCGTGTTACCAATGCGCTGAGGAGAACGCCATACGGTGACACCCTTTTCAAAGATTCCTCGCACACTAGCCTTGAATCCCTCAGGGATAGTTGTGTCAACCAAATAGCACTCGGCCATCTTCCAATATGTAAACTCGGTCATAAGGCTAAGGGTCTTCGGAAACTTAATCCAAGTATTCATCAAGTATCCATACCTAAGCCAGAAATCGCCAATGCTACGCATGGCGGCCGGCGAGACGCTCCTAATTCTAGCATCAATCACGAGACCATTAGAGACCATTGCAGACATATATCCTGACGTCTGACCAACCACGGACGGCGGGATAACCTGCATGTCCTGACGCTGACCGTTAATCGAAGCAATAGCCGCCTCATAGTCCCCGTTAGCGGCAAACTGAGCAAGTTCATAATTAGTATCCCGCACAGTCCTTTGCTGCTGCTGAGAAATCTGCGAAGCACCACTAGCCAACTGATTCTGAATATTCGCCGTCGACTGTGCCTGAGAATTATTAATCATCGCAGACACGCCGGCCGTAGCCGCCTGACCAATACCAGCGCCGGCCGCCGAACCATTTAGCCCCATAACCCCACCGAGTGCGGTCATAGCGCCCTGGGTCGCCTGAACGGTAGCCCGCATGTTGTTGTAACGCGACTGAGAATCAGCCATAGCCGAATTACCCCACATGGAATTCTCCGCGCCCGCCTGAGTTGCAGCAATGCCAGCATTAGCGACGTCACGCGCCGAATTAGCGGCACGCTGCGCCCGCTGTTGCTGCCACTTCGCATTATTCACTTGAGCCGCCGCAGTATGCGCTGAGGAAGCCAAGGCGTTAAGCGAGGAATTATTAACAGCCGAGAATGTAGGCAATGACGTGTAGCCAGTGCACATGTCCCACCCTTCGCCGTATTCGTTTGTCACCTTTCCTGCACGGCGCTCAACAATCACAGATTCTGTAATCGTGTTATAGTCACGGATGGTGAAAAACAAAGACGGATTGGGTGGCGCAACATGAGCGTACTGGTCAATATTAATACCCGCAGTGCGAATAGACTCAGGCCTAAACTCAACGGGATTGCCAGAATATGTTGTTAACTCAACAATGCAATATGGTGACGTCACGAATTTCTTGAGTTCTCGATATTCTTTGGGAAGTAGTGAGATAAATTCATTTCTAAAACTTGCGTCGGTAAGCGAATAATTTCGGTTAATATATACACTGTGGTTAGTCAGCCACGTCCACTTGCCTGTACCACTATCTTTCCCAACATCAACTTTAGTTCCACCAAAGTCAACAATGTCTTTAGGAACAATTGTTATTGACCCAATCCCTTGTGCGATCCAAGGGTAATTCTTTAGCCCCAACATTCCTTGACGAAAATCTTTATATGTGCATACATATATCTCAACACCGTTGGGCAACCCTTCGGCGTTGCTGGGGTCGGCCAT